GTTTCTACAAAAACATCTCTTAATTTTTCGTCAAAAGCTCTTATAAATGCTAAATTTATAATTGTACCTTCTTTTGTAATCTTTCTTTGTAAAAAATATTCTTCTATGTCTTTTATAGGAACATAATCAGTATTTGTTTCTGATGTAATAATATTAAAATAATTTTTTAATGCAGGAGTAAAATCGTTATCTATAAGATCTGATAATTTGTCAAGATGTTCGTTTTCATGTGCAATAATAATATTATGCAAGTTTTTAACAGTCACCTAACCACTCACTTACACATACTCTGTAATTTCCTGAAACACCTCTATTAAATTCTGAATGCCTTATATCATCTCCAAGTCCAAAAATCACAGTATCAGTCCAAACGAGATCTTCTTTTTGGCAAATTTCTTCATACTGATCCCTATAATTATTCCAGTTGTAATCAGCACCAAAATTTTTCATGTATTCTATTCCTAATGCCATGCTATAATTGTTAGCCATCTTTACTTCATTTAACATACTGATTCCGTCATCTGAATAATCTCTAGTCCATCGTATTCCAACTCTGTGATTTTCTAATGTAAAAAATGGCTTACTTAAACTGCATGTTACTTCTTTAATGCAAGGAAATTCGTTTAAATCTAAATGTACATGTTTTGCTATTCCCCAATATGCTAAGTCTAAACAAACAGGAATATTATGAACATCACAAATTCTTAATATATTTTCAAAATCAGGATGTATACAGCCAAAATCACTAAATGGCGCACTTATAATTAGTGCATGTAAATCAGGTCCTTTTAGAGTCCCTTCTAAATGATGAGGATAATCTATATAATTAAATTCAACATGTTTACCTAAACAAGCATGATATTGAAAGTCTCCCATCAAGCAATTTATTTCTCTATCTTTATTATTTTTTAATACAAAATTATCAAATGTTTGACTAGTGCCTTGCGTATAATCTGAAAAATTAAAATTATCTAAACCTTTAATAGATTTAGTATCAGAGAAATTCATCCATTCCGTCCAAACTTTAGCATATTCGTCTAAGGTAGGTTCTTTTAAATTCTGCAACTTATTATGAAAATTTAAAATTTCACTATTACGAATAGGCCTTGCTCCTCTAACTGCTGACATGTTTATATTTATCAGTTAAAATATATGTTAATTTGTTTACTGATAAATATTGGTATGCCAATTTTTGACTCACCAAAAAGTGTTCATGTAGAACTTACAGACAAGTGTAATGCTGAATGTCCTGTATGTGTAAGACGTTTAGGCGGTGGTAAATTAAACTCTATAATACAAAATGTAGAACTTGGAGTAGATTATTTTGAAAACCTATTAGGGGAAGAGTTCTGTAGTAATGTACAGCATTGGCAATTTTGTGGTACAAAAGGAGATCCTGTTGCATGTAGTGAACTATATGAGATTATAGTTTATCTTAAAAATTGTAATCCTGATTGTATTTTTTCTATTCATACTAATGGAGGATTTAGATCTGAAAAATGGTGGACTAAATTAGGTAGACTATTACGTGGTACACCGTCATTTGTTGTTTGGGGGATAGATGGACTTGAAGATACAAATCATATACATAGAAGAAATGTAAAATGGAATAAATTATGGGCAAACCTAAATGCGTTTAATAATACAGGAGCTCATAGTCTATGGCAGTTCTTAGTTTTTGAACACAACAGACATCAGATGTCAGAAATAAAGGATATTTGTAAAAAACTTAATATACGATTTGAATCTAAAGACGCATTTGGTTTTGGAATACAAGAAAAAGATGGAATAAAAGAAGTATATCCTATTGAAGTATTTGACAAAGATGGAAATTTCGACTATACTATAAACCCACATTTTAGTAATCAAGAAAATGTTAAAATATTACCTATAGACCCTGTACGTAGAAAGTTTACTACAGGTATAATTAGAGAATATCCTGAATACATGAATATGAAAAAAGGTCAATATGACATAGATTGTAAAATTGGAGAAAATACATCTGATTTATATATAGATTGCGATGGTGCTCTTCTTCCATGTTGTTTTATAGGTGCAGGAATATATACATCTCCATTAGATAGACAATTACAAAGTCAATTTAAAAATAGAGAAGAGTTTATACCTACAGAAAATTACACATATAAAGACATATTTAATAATTCTTACTTTACAAATACAATTCATCAAGGAATTTCAGGAGATTTATCAGAACAGCCTAAATATACCATCAAGTGCTTGGAAACTTGTGGTAAATGTCTATAACATAAACCGATAAATAGTAGCATGCCAAGAATAAGTTTATGGAATCCGGTTAAAACACACGACTACAACTTTGTAGACAGAGTTGTTGGCGAGCATATCTACGCCGGAGGAACCGGAGTTCATATACACAAATACATAGGAGTACATGGTGACGATAATGGCACAGATCCAACACGTCCATCTCCTGAAGCAGGCAATAATTCAGAAGTCTTTATACAAGATTTATTATTTTTAGAAAATAGAGATAGGAAATATGACAAAGACATATATGAACTTCGCGGTCAGTATAATATAGGCGATAACGACGCATTTGATTTAACACAATTTGGTATGTTCTTAGCGAATGACCAAGTGTTTATGAACTTCCATATAGAAAGCATGATAGAATCTATAGGCAGAAAACTTATGCCTGGTGATGTTTTAGAGCTACCGCATTTAAGAGACGATTTACTTCTTGGTAGTGATGATGCTATAAATAGGTTTTATGTAGTAACCGATGGTGCAAGACCAAGTGAAGGTTATGATCCTAGATGGTGGCCACATCTGTGGAGAGTTAAATTAGGTCCTATTACAGATTCACAAGAGTACAGAGATATTCTTGGTACTGGTGAAGAGGAAGAAGATTTAAGAAACTTAATTAGCACATATGCTAACGAAATAAAAATTAGTGATGCTATTTTAGAACAGGCAGAAAAAGATGTTCCGTATGATCCTCAATATAGAGATACTGCACATTTGTACTTTGACGAAGAAGTACCTGATAAACCTGCTGTAGGATTAGCCTTTGGGGGTAATGACGGGCAACCTATAAACGGATTAAATGTTGTTGGAAGTGGTGAAAGTTTTCCATCAAGTGGTACAGAAGATGGTGACTATTTCTTAAGAACAGATTTTTCACCAAACAGATTATTTAAAAAATCTGGATCTAGATGGCTAAATGTTGGATCTGATAAAAGAGGAAATTGGTCTGCCGCAAATAGAATACTTTCAACATTTATTAACAATGATACTATTACAACTAATACAGATGGAGAAACGTCTAATGAAAGGGTTAACCTTAGTAAAGTAGTAAAACCTAAAACGGATAATTAAAATGAAATTTAATGAAATAAAAACATTACATGAGAATCAAAAAGTAATTGATAATTTAGAAGATAAAAAATTCGACTTAGAAAGTGCATTAAGATCTGCTAGAGAAATTACTAAAACTATAAAGTATGTAGATACACATGTAGAAATTGTTTCTAAATTAGGTTCACTTGCTGAAGAAAATGGTTTGGAATTAGATGAATACTATGAAAGACAAGTATATAGTGCAAAGAATAAATTAGAAAGTGAGATATACGAATTAGAAGAAGTTTTTAAAGACGCAATTAGAGATGTAACAAACAAAATTGACGAACTTGAAATGGAGATGGAAGGCTACTAAAATGGCAGGAAAAAACTTAGACTATTGGTATGACGAACAGATAAAGAGATATCTTATACAAGTCATCAGAATTTTTTCTAACTTTAAAGTTAGAGAATTTACAGAAAATGGAACAAAATATAATAAAGTTCCTGCCAGATATGGTGACAGTAGCAGAATGGTAGCAAGTATATTACGTAATAATTCAGAAAACATTATCAATAGTGCGCCATTTATAGCACTCACAATACAAAGTATTCAACCAGCAAGAGACAGGACTCATGAACCGTTTTTAGTAGACACCCAACAAGTTGCAGAAAGAGAATTTAATAAAGAAACTGGTAGTTATTCTTCTGCACAAGGCAATTTATATACTACACAAAGGTATATGCCTGTTCCATATAATTTAACCTTTAATATTGATATATGGACTACAAATACAGACACTAAATTGCAAATACTAGAACAGATTTTTGTTTTATTCAATCCAAGTATCCAGTTGCAGTCAAACAGTAATCCATTAGATTGGACTAGTGTATTTGAAGTAGAACTTACTGATATAAATTGGAGTAGCAGAAGTGTTCCAGCCGGTGTTGATGAGCAATTAGACATTTCCACAATGACTTTTAGTAGTCCTATATGGATTTCTCCTCCAGCAAAAGTAAAACGACAAAGTATTATTCAAAGAATTATAAATGACATTCATTCATCACCTAATTTAGATGATTTAGGATACAGTGAAGAATATGCAGACTTTTTTGGATCTGTTGCAGAGCTTGGAGAAGTTGTTGTTACACCAAATGATCTATATATACAAATTGCAGGTAGTACTGCAAAACTTGTAAATAATGCAGGAATAGGCCAAAAATGGTCAGACATAATTGAGATGTTAGGCGAAATAAAAGCAACAAGTAAATTAAAATTAAACGTTTCTGCTGATTCAGATAATGAACTAAACATGATTGTTGGTAGTGTTACTGCTAATCCGTTAGATGATACTGCCCTAATATTTAATCTAGATTCTGATACATTACCCGTAGATACTTTAGATGACGTAGATAAAATAATAGACCCTAGAGACAATTACCCTGGTGACGGTACCTTAACTGCCGCAACTACAGGCCAGAGATATCTGATTACTGAAGATTTAGATAAAACCGGATACCCAAACTGGAATATAGATGCATCTGAAAACGATATAATATCGTATAACGGCTCTGCTTGGACTGTGGTTTTTGATGCTAGTTCTATATCTACAGCACAATTTACAACTAACTCATTTACATCCAAACAATTCAAATGGACAGGCATAGGCTGGATAAGTAGTTCTGAAGGCGAATATAAACCTGGCTTTTGGAGACTTGTACTATAATGAAGACCACTGCGGCAGGAGTTGTTTTTCTTGCCAAAGATACTGGTAGGTGCTTATTACAACTCAGAGAAGGAAACAAACGATTTAATCACACCTGGGGGTTTTGGGGAGGTATTATTGAACATGGAGAAACACCATATCAATGTATCCAAAGAGAATTAGAAGAAGAGATAGGCTTTATTCCTGAACTAGAAAAACTTAATCCCATAGATGTATATCAAAGCAAAGATAAAAACTTTTATTATTATAGTTTTGTGTATGTTATAGAAAAAGAATTTCTTCCTACACTAAATGAAGAAAGTTGTGGTTATGCCTGGGTAAATATAGGACAATGGCCAAAACCACTACATAACGGTTCTAAAATTACGTTATATAAAAATGGTGGTACAGAAAAACTACACACTATACTACAAATAAATTCCTGATAAATACTCGATATGAGCAAAG